GCTCGAATTACTCGCGTGGGGGGTGGGGGTGGGAAGTACCTTTAGGGGGGGGGTGGGTGACTACTTGATTGCAGTGACGCGCTGCCAGGCTTTGCGCATCAAGCGCGGGAAGTCTGTAGCTGCTACTTTCTTGGCAATGCCGTGGTAATCGAAGCGAGGCTGGTACTTAACCCGTGGCCTGAAGCGCAGGATGGTGACAATGCGACCACCGGGCAGGCGCTGATAAACACCATAGGGCAGCCGACCAGCAGCACCGCGCAGGTTGTTGGTTGCACCAGGGCGGCTGACAAAGTAATCACGCGGCTTCTTGTTCCGCTTGCTACTCCTGTAGGTCTGGTTGGCGCTATAGCCCGAGGTCTGCTCAGCAGCACCCAGCACACTCAGTATCTGCACAAAAAGGCCGCCATTCATATTGCCATAGGCATTGAGCTTGGCACCATTGCCCGGCATGGCATACCAGCCGTTGGGCATCAGGCCACGCGCTTGCAGAGCCTTCTCAAAGCGCTTGATGCCACGGTCACCACCGAAAATCTGAGGGCGCAGGTACTTGATTGGTGCGATCCCTGTCGATTGATCGTCACGCAGCTTAGTCTTGGCCTTCTGGGTTGCGGGTGTTGCGCGAATGACCAGGTTGCTGTTGTTGAGTGTGAAGGGTGTTGGCCTGTCAAACACCGAGGCCATCGCGCCACGGTGCGCATCGCGCACATTAAAGATGGTCCAGTTGAGCGCATCTGCTGTGACCTTGGGCAGTAGCCTCGACATCTCTGTGGTGCGCCGCTTTAGCTTGGAATCATCGATTTTGACGCCGAGCATAAAAAAACCCGCCTTTAGCGGGTTCCGTGATGAATAAAACGGTCAAATAACTTTCGCTTGACTGAATTTCTCAGCAATGCCTGAAATGTACAGGAAAGTGCTATGACGTGAAACTACTTTTTGCAGTCGCTTGCTTATTTTTGATGGCCTGTTTGTCATCCAGCCAACGCTTGATGGCGTGCTCGGCATCCTCCAGGTTCTTGCGGATAGTACTCTCAGCGCGGCCCATGCGCTTGGCCACTAGATGCCGGGGCAGGCCTTTGGCATAAGTGAGTACCAGGGCATCATACAAGTGGGACTGGGTGAACTGCAAAGACTTGACCGCATCATCGGTCTCGCTAGCTTCCAGATTAGAGATCGGCACCGCACTGTCATTGCGACCCCCCGAAATGTACAGCCGGGCAAATGCACTTTGCTTGGGGTATCCGAGCGCGCCAGATTCACTTTGCTGGCACCAGCGTGCCCAATTTTCCAGCCGGTGCCTGACCCAGTCAATGCGTGCCATTAGAGCCTCCTGTGGGGTGACTGGCGGACTCAGCCCAAATGCAGACGTATGCACAACCAAAGGTCACCATGTACTGCGCCACGTCACGGGTGACCTCTGTCAGTGCAAATGGTGTGCCCACCACGCGACCACGCTCCATGGCCCAGAAACAATTAGCCTCGCCACGCAGGCCACGGCGCACCAGGCCAAATGCGGGCTTGCCAATCGCCACCACCTTGGCCTGGATGCTTTTGTAAGTCTCAGGCATGTAGCGCTTAATTTGCTCAATCTGGTCTTGTATGTCTGTTGTCATGGCAGCTCCTGTTGGTTCAATCCGTCCACCCGTCCACTTAATTACATTGATGTCATCACACACACATATCCCGCTCGCGAGCGCGTACGCGGGCGCACACCCACACATGGCGTGCGCACATTAGAGAGATCGCGCTGTGGCTTACAAACACTTGGACAATGCAGCAGCTCCAACTCGGTATTTACACAAATACAACCGTGCTGTGTGCTCCATGCCAAAGGGTGGACGTGTGGACGCCCAGCCGCCTTAGCGCGACAAGATGGGGCTACGTCATAGGCGCGTGCATTGACTTCCCCGCTACCGCACCACAACACCTACTGCCAATCTTGCGTCTGGTAGGTGGTGGGGTGAGGCGCGTTTGTTGGGCCACGACCTTTTCGGCCACACAAGGCCCTCGCTGGTCAAAATGGCTCATCGTCATCGCCCTCATGGTCTTGGCCCTGTGCGGGGCCTGCCGTGTCGTCCGCAGGCCCACCCTTGCGGGGTGGTGCGGACTCGTCTTCATCATCGGTAATCTCGGGTGGCCACACGGGCGGCTGCTTATAGCCCCGCCTGCGCGTACCACCACCCTCGCGGCCATAAGTCCACCCTTGGGACTCTAGCCAGCCACGTATCTGTGCCTCCAGCAAGCTGCTGGACTTGGCCGCATCCGCACCCAGTGCCGACACTAAGCGGTCTAGCGTGACAAAGGTCAAGTGAACATTGATCTCCACGCTCAACTTGCCCTCTCCATTGGACGCGCCCTCGCGCGTGAGCAGCTCGTACAAGCGAGACTGCACCGCAGTCTCTACCAAACGCTTTCTTTGCTCTGGCACAAAATACAAGTCCTCTTCCTCCGGCGTGGGTGTGTAGCGCTCACCCGCCATGTACAAGGCGTAAGCTTCGGCAAACAGTTGCTCACGCCACTTGGTAAGCCAGGCCAGCTTGATAAACTCGTCTATCCACACCGGCCAAAAGCGCCGGTTACCCGTCAAGTCGTAGAGGTACTGCTTTTTATTCGTGGAGCAAAAAATCACACACTGGCGTGGATGGCTTTGCACATACTTGCCATAGGCACCCCGGAAGCGGTCGGTGGTGGAGCTAAAAAACTGCTTGACCTGCTCACTATCGGCCCGGCGCAATGGAGTCAGCTCGCTCAGCTCATAGCCCCACAGGCCCTCCAGCTGCTCCATGCCGGCGTTGCCGCTGCCAAGATCGAAGTGGGTATCGCTAAAGTAGTCCAGGCCGACCAGCGTCTTGACGAATGTAGACTTGCCACGACCTGTAGTGCCCTCCAGCACCGGCGAGTAGTCAAACTTGCAGCCCGGCTCTATCACCCTGGCCACCAGGCCCATGAGCAAAAAGCGCCCTACCAGCTCCAGATAACGCTTGTATTTGGGCCTTGGCGCCAGGCCATCCGGAGTCATGCCCAGCACATGGATAAACCACTTGTCCACGCGCGGCGTGCCATCCCACTGCAGGCCCCGCAGCCAGTCGCGTATAGGGTGGAAACGCCGCTCGTCTGCCACCGTGTCTATGGCCTCAGCCAGTGCCGCGCGGCTGGCTGCCTTGACACCGTACTTCTGGCACAGGTAGTCCCCCAGGCGCAAATCGTCCGTCTCAGCCAGTGGGCCAGGCTCAGCACGCCAGGGCCAAGGCACCTGGGTGCTAGGCGCGCCGGTGAGCTCATTAAGGCCCAGGCAGTCTTTTAAGCCCGGCGCTTTGCGCAGCGCGGTAATGAGCAGCTTGCGGTTGACACCCAGGTCGCGCACCTCACACTTGAGCTTTGCGCACATAAAGTCCAGGTGCCCCTGGAATGCATCGCTATCGCCACCCACGCCATCCTCACCGCCCCCAGTGCTAACGGGGCGATCGCGATTTTTGCCACCACCGCCATCGCTACCACCCGGCTCCGCTTGAGGGCCTGCCCCACTGCCTGCAAGCAAAGGCTGCGCACGGCCAAAGAAGGCCAGTACACGGGCACCATCCCAGCCATCGGTGCTAATGGCATCGGCACAGTCCCACCCATCGGGCACAGTCAGCGGCTCGGGTATGGGCAGCAGCTGCACGGTGCAAGCGTGCGCACTGCGCAAGAGCGCGCCTATGCCCAGCATGGCCGCCATGCCGGGCTGCTTGTCTGCGCTAAGCAGCGGCTTCATGGCCTGGGCTATGTCGCGGGCTGCATCGTCTAAGCAGGCCTCGCGCTCCTTCTTAGTCAGCGGCTCACGCTTGCCATCACAGTCGGGCCATAGCAGCACCGTGCAGCCATTAAGCCACGACCAGTCTGCCTTCTTCCATGCCTTGCACCCGCCCGACCAACTGCACACCAGATACACACCGCTCGCGTGGGCATCCAGCAGCGCTTGCAAAATGCCCGCCTTTTTTTCGCCCTCCACCAGCACCACCGTGGGCAAGGGCGCAGGCGCTGCCAGCTGGTGGTGCAGCCCGTAGGCAAGGGGCGACAACCCGCCGGGAAAATACAAAGGCCGCGGCTCGTCCCACTGCTTCCAGTGCCAGCGTGATGCGCCATCACGGGCACTGGTGCACCAGGCGTAGGGCAGCGTCTCCTTACCCCCGTCGCTCGTCCTAAAACGCACTACGTAGCCATACAGCGCACCGTCTATCTGGTAGACGGCGGTGTGCTCTATCTCCTCGGGCTTGCGAAATTGATGCTTAAACGTGGCGGCAGGGGCAAACTCTGGCACCGGCACCACGGTGCACCAGCCCTCGTCTTGCTTGGGTGCAGGTGCAGGCGGTGGTGCTGGACGTGGTGGCTTAGGCGCAGGGGCAGCCCCTTCGCGCGCGGGCTGCACACCGGCCACATCCTCTAAGCCCTCCTCACGCGCCAGCTGCACCGCCGCCTTGCCCATGGGCAGGTCGTGTATGGCGGCGTACAGGCCCACCAGGTCATTGCCCGCCACATCGGCCGCAAAGTCGGCCCACTTGCCGGTGGACAAGTTGACCGAGCAGCTGCTGCCCTGGCCACCTGATAGCGAGCCACACACATACTCATGTCCCCGCTGCGCACCACCGGGCAGCCAGGCAGGCACCAGCGTGGTAGCGCGGGCCAACAGCGCCGCTGCCAGCTCGGCAAAGCGGATGGGGGGCAAGGGCTGCGCGGGTGTGTGCTCAGCCATGGCGCACCACCCCTGTGCCGGGGGTGTTTGTCCGGCCCGGCAGCACCACCGGGGTTTGTGTATTTGCCATGCGGGTGCTTACCGCACCCAGTGCTGCAGTGTGTTGCCCAAGCTCACCCACCCCTGCGTGGCAGACGGTGTGGCCAGATCGGCCGGCGCGTACTCAGCCACAGGCCGGTTACGGTAGTCCACCCGGCGCGCGCCCACAATTTGCAGCGCGCCGCTGCGGCGCATGTTGTCCACATAGCGGCGGGCCGCATCGCGCCCCACACAAGAGCGCGCGGCCAGCTCGGCCAGCGTGGCGCCACGGTGGGGCATGCCAAAATCGGCCACCACATCACGCGCTGCCAGCATCAAGGCCTGCCTGATCTTGCCAGCGGGCCTCATGCTGCACCGCCCAGCAACACCCGGCGCAAGGCCGCGTTTTCCTCGCGCAACTTGCGATTGAGCTTTTCGGTCTCGCTCTCGCGCTTGCGCACCGCATGCAAGTCATAGCCGCGCTGGTGCAGCATCCACATCAGCGGCGCATCGTTGCCGCAAGCGTCCATCAGCTTCGCAAACTTGGGCCACACAATGCCCTCAGTGCCCGACGACCAGCGGCTGAACTGGGCCTTGTCCACGCCCAGGCGCTGCTGCAACTCCTTGTCCAGGCCAAAGCCTGCCAACTCGGCGCACATCTGCAGCGCGTCCCCCAGCGACTGCTTGCGGGCCACCTCTTCGGGGCGCATTTCAACCGGGATTGCTACTTGGTTCATTCGACCTCTCAACAAAGTTGTGAGCAGTTGTGTGGCTCAAAAGGTTAAAAAAACGGACGATTGGCGGCATGAAAATCACGCCGCAAAAGACGAATGCCCCAATCAATGGACAATGGAGATCTCACACAACCACGTCCAATGAAAGGGGCACTCATGACAAACGACGAACTAGAGACTCGCATCGTCAGACTCGAAACTCGCTGCACGGGTTTGGCCGCGTTGGTGAATACCTTGCTACCAGGTATTGCGCCAGAGGCACGCAATCGGGCGGTAGCGATTTACGGGCACTACTGCGAGACCATGGCCACGCAGATGCAAGCCGATCGGGTGCCAGAGTCGCTGGCAACAATGCACCTGAACGAACTGGCCACCCTGTATTCAGGGCTGCAAGGGGCAGTAAAGCTGCTAGAGAGGTAAAACGACGCCTAAGCATTTGCCACCCCCTGCGCAACGTTTTCAGCCGCAGCCTGCGCGCTGTTGGAGGTGGGCTGGGCATGGGTGGCGAGGCACTGCCCCCTAGAATGGAAGTTCCGCAACTCACCAAACCTAAGGACAGGCCCCACCATGGCAACCAAACTAACGCACGAACAACTAGAAGCTGCCTTCAAGCAGGCCTTACGTGGAATGGCACGCGTGCAAGCGCGCCAGGAAATGCTGGAGTGCGTAGTGCGCGCGCTCATAGTGGCAAGTCCCCCTGCTCACCCTTTGTTTGCACAAGCCCTGCATATAGCGAAATCAGACATGCATCAGAGGACGGAGGAGTCCAGGGCAGTAAATCCACCAGAACTCGACGCCGACGCCATGGCATTATGGAACGTGCTCTGGCAAGCATGCTCCCCGCAAGCAAGCCCACAGAGAATGTAGCCCGTGCAAACTTTAATCGTGACATATCACACACCTTTCATTGTTGGTTGACTCTCGCCAGAGTTGAGGGCTATGCCGCATTCCTAGGCCCCCTGCCCGGCAGCACCAGCACCTGCGTGCGCAGTAGCTGGGGGGGATTTGCGCAACACAGCCCAATTCACATCGGGGCGCAGTCGCTCGCAAGCAACGCCCCACTTCTCCTCAATGTTGGGGCAATGCTCCGCAGGTACGCGGGTCGCGCGCCATTGGTGGATGACTGTGTGGCTAGACAAATTGAGGGCGCGCGCCATGGCGGAAATACCATCAGCGAGATCAATTGCCTCGTCAAGTGCGCTTTTTGATATGGACAAAGACATGAGTGCCATTCTAGACAGTTTTTCTGACATTGCAAGTATTTCTAACCGTACGATGCAAAATATGTCGATTCACCAAGTAATCAAGGCTGGCAGAAAGCGCCTAAAAATGACTCATCAGCAGTTTGCAGATGCCCTGGGGGTCACAAGGACAGCCGTATTTCAGTGGGAACAAGAAGACGGCACGGCGCCAAGCAGGAAACATCAGCCAGCAGTCGCCAAGTTGCTGGGCATATCAGTAGCGGAGTTGATGAGCAACGGGCTACAAAATCATGAGTTCATAGCCAATTACAAAGCAATACGCACCACGCGAGACGGGCAGTCGGCAACCCACACCATCCCCAGCCTGGAAGACGCCTGCAACACCCTGGCACGGTGCTTCGAGGGCCTGCCCAAGGAAGATATGGATAATGCAGCCCGATGGCTGTCCGGGCTTGTCTATCAGCCCTCGAGCGCACCGCACGTGATTGGGGTGCTCATGGAAATGGTCGTGAACCCAAGAAAAAGTCCCCCCGAGAAATCAACGGGTACATAATGCTGCCCAGATTGATCTATTCCAGGAGCCAGACAATGTTATATATCTATTCTCGTATAAAGAACCTCGCAGTGGGGGGGGGTGGGAATAAGCACGCTCACGCAACCCGGCGCAACTTTGCCGGTGTTGCTATCACTTTGCTAGCTGCCTGCGCCCTGTTTGCGGGTCATGCAAGGGCTGATGCTGCCATTGCCCCCTGCGCAATCCAGCTGCACATTGCGGCCTACCACGCCGAGCCGGGCTACAACGGCAACACCCCGGGCGTGGGCTTGCTATGCCCGGTCAGCGACGATTGGCGGCTGGCCGCTGGCACCTACAACAACAGCCTGCGCAAACAAAGTGTCTACGCCGGTGCCGCCTGGCAGCCGGTGCGCCTGGGGCCGGTTAAAACCGGTGTTTTTGCGGGCATGGTCTCTGGCTATCAAGACGACGCGGTACCCTTCGCGGCCTTGGCCCTGAGTGTGCCGATTGGCCCGGTAGAGGCTCACCTGATGGTGATCCCCAAGGTGCAGAATGTGAGCCCTGCCACCATGGCGCTTTCGGTGTCGTTCGGATTTTAGTTAGGCCAAGGCGCTTAGCATGTGCTGCAGTGGTCGCAAAGGCACCACTGCATCGGGTCGGCCTAGCTCTACCACCACATCGTTGTAGGCCACATCGCGCAGGCCCTCCACCTCGGTGGTGTCGCTCTCGCGGGCTTTGGCCAGTGCCAATGCCAGGGCGGCGGCATCCATGGTCTGGGCGGCACTGCGCAGTTGGGCATAGCGCTTGCAATCGACCTCGTTGCTTGCCGCCTTGTCTGCAGGGCGCATGGCCAGATTGAGTGCACCAAACACCGCCAGCATGACTGCGCCGCCCACAGGCACCCAGCCGGGCACGCTGGCTGCCAGTGCAGACATCACGCCGCTGCCGCCCAGCACCGTCATGAACACGGTGGACGCCTGCAGGTGCCGGTACATCCGCGCCGTGCGCTGGCACAGCCGCTCGGCATACCTAATTTCGCTCAATAGGGTGGTTTTGTCCATGGTGCAATTATGCGCACACGTCTGCAATTTGGCAAACCGGCGCAGCCTCTTGCTTGGGTGGCGGTGGCGGTGGCGGTGGCGGTAACGGCCGGGGCGGCACGTGTGAGCGGTGCTGTGTCATGGCGAATTCTAGTGCACATGTCTGCACCCCCAGCACCCCGCCCAGCGCGGGTTTTTTTACGTCTGGCTTCTAGGGGTTTTCCCTAAGTTTTGAAATATTTTCTGAATAAATGTTAGATTTACTTGCTTAGTCAGAAAAACTGACTATACTCCACTTCATCCCACCCCATCACGGTGGATTTGGAGTGATAAGTGCAAGACGAAATCAAGCAGGCCGCTCAAGCTGACAAGCTGACGCCCCAAGCCGTTTTTTTTAAAACCACACAGCGCAAGCGGTTTGAGATCTCGCAAGAAGAGGTCTTATTTGAGCTCACCCGCGCTCATCCGCTGCTGCTGGAGGAGCTAGCAGCCAAGCACAATTGCTCAAACACTCGCAGCACATCTGAGTTGCTGGGTGTGCTCAAAACGCTTTGTGCGATAACCAAAGCCGTGCGCAACCGCTCATACGTCATAGCGGCAGCAGTCACCTCGGAGTCAGGCAGGTTATCTGCATCCATCGCACAGACCCTCGCGTCAAATGTGGTTCTTGATTCATGCATTGTTTGTGACTGCCTTGAAGTAGTTGAGATCACCTGGCACGATGGTAACGCTCAAATTATGAGCGGCTGGATTGACACAGAAAAAGAACGTGAAGCGGCCCTGTGGCCAACTGTCAAAGCCCAGTGCGTGGCCACGGGCCTTACGCCCCTAGAGGCCCTTTATTCACTTTGGTCCGATGGAGCCCAAGGCCGCAGCCAAGCTGCTTGGGCCGCTTTCACCAAAGGCCTCGAAACGCTGAGCGCTGTTCAAATCCAACAGCGTTTGGCCACTCAAGGCATTGAGATTGCCCTTGACGCAGCTGCCGACCTGCAGGTCGAAGTGGTCGCAAAGGGTCCAAGCGGTGTACTAGCTGTGAAGGAGTGAAAGTGCAGACCCTAACCACCCCCACCCATGCAGCTATCGAGCTGGAAGAAGGCGGCCTGAGCGTCAGGTTTTCTTTTTCATTTCAACATCCCGAATTTTCAACACCTTTAGCTGAGCGTCCGACATTCGACGCCAGGCCACAAGCAGAGCTTGGCCGTGCGGATGCTGTAGCAGTTGAGTTGGCGGCGGCATCAGCGCCATTGCTTCTTCAAGCTTTTGAACAAGCGCAGTTAGCTGTTCAGCGTTCATTGATAAACCTTCGGGTGGCACAGTTCAAGGCGCTGCAAACCCCCATTGTGAAGGAGTGAAAAAGCATGACCCAGCACACCCTCAACTGGGCCTTGGCCCTCGCCCTGGTCGCCCTGGTATCCGCCATGCAGGTGCTGGACGGCCCTGACGACATACAGACCGAGCGCACAGTAGCCGCCGACCTTGCAGACGCTCAGACTCAGGCCCAAACTCAGGCCCTGGCCCAGGCCAGCGAGGTGCAGCCATGAACTGCTGCCCCGCTGGCGCCACCGTGTTGTACACCGGCACGCTGCTCCACGACGCACAGGCGCGCGCCAAAGTGATTGACGCAGAGGGCCACGCCGTGCCGGTGCTGTGCCTGGACCTGCAGCTGGACAACCTGCACCACACCCATATGCACATAGAGCAGCCCTTCCTCACTGGGCGCCACACCCAGGCGCAGGCCACAGCGCACAGGCTCAAGCGGGGTATGCGTATCTCCGTAGAGGCCCCCCTGGCGGGCGTGCAGCTGGTGGCCACCAACGCAGCCCACGTCCACGTGATTCCCGAGCACGCTACCGATTTATTTCAGGAGGCACCCCTATGAAAGAGCCCGCCGTCAGCTTAGACAAAGCCAAGATAGACAAGATCAAGACCGAGGCCAGAGAGGCCGCAGCCCGGTACACGAATGTGAACGCCGCATGCCCCTACCCCTTTGGCACCGCAGAGGCGGCTGTTTTTAAAGAAGAGTTCTTGTGGGTGCGTTTGGTGATTGAGGAAAAGGGAGGGAGGTCATGAACCAAACCCGCCTGGGCTCCCTCATCGAGGCGCTGTTCAACGTGGTCATTGGCTTCGCTATCAACATGCTGGCCAACATGCTCATCCTGCCGCTGGTGGGTTTTCACATCACGCTGGGCCAAAACCTGTTTATTGGCGTGCTGTACACCGTGGTCAGCGTAGTGCGCAGCTACTGTGTGCGCCGCTGGTTTAATGCGCGCCTGCACGCCGCAGCACAGCGCTTGGCCAACAGGGCTACAGCATGAGCACCCAAGGCAATGTCCGCTTAGGAAAACACCTTCCACAGCACCGCCATGGTGAATGCCAGATTGAAGCCCATCATCCACTTCAGCAGCATCAACTCGGCGCGCATAGGAGCCAACTCAATCTGCAACGCGCTGCGCGTCACAAGCTCATCCTGCGCCTCGGCAATGGCGCGAACCACTGCCTCCGCCTGCACTCTGTCAAAGCCAGCGCTGGCCAGCTTGTCGGCCAGCTTGAGGGTATCAAGGGTTACGGTAGTCATACCCCCATTCTTGCACAACCCCCAAATCCCGCACTACCGCCACCCTGGCCGACATTGCCAGCACCACCCTGGGCAACGCCCTGGCCCACACCGCGCACAAAGAAATGCGCTACGCCCTGGGCGGCATACGCGCCGCCCTGCGCGCCGCCCAAGAAGCCCACACCCAGCTGCAGGCCCACATGGCTGCATGCACACCACAACACCCTAGCAACACTGGAGACAAATACCATGACTGAATTCGCCATCCTAGCCCTGCCCACCATCACCAGCAGCCTCACCAACCCGCGCAAACACTTTGACGCGGCCAAACTAGCCGAGCTGGCCAGCAGCATCCAGGCCAGCGGCGTGCACCAGCCCATCCTGGTGCGCCCCCTGCCTGGCCACCGCGTGGCAGACACTGAGCGCGGCGTGCAGTACGAGCTGGTGTGCGGCGAGCGCCGCCTGCGCGCCTCCATCCAAGCCGGTGTGCCCACCATACCGGCCATGGTGCGCGCCCTCACCGATGACCAGGTGCTGGAGATCCAGATTGTCGAAAACCTGCAGCGCGACGACCTCACCGAGCTGGAGGAGGCCGAAGGGTACACAGCCCTCATGCAGCACAACAACATCACCGCCGACCAGGTGGCCGACAAAATCAGCAAGAGCCGCTCCACCGTTTACGCCCGGCTCAAGCTGCTAGACCTGTCCATCGAATGCAAACAGGCCCTGCGCGAGGGCAAGATAGACGCCAGCCGCGCCCTGCTCATTGCCCGCATACCCGACAGCAAACTCCAGCTCAAAGCCCTGGAATACGCCACCGAGCCAGGCTACGCGGGCGACCCCGTGGGCGTGCGGGATTTCCAGCTTTGGCTCAAACAAAACGTCATGCTGCGCCTGGAGCATGCCACTTTTCTTATTACCGATGCACACCTGCTGGCCAGCGCCGGCAGTTGCAAAGACTGCCCCAAGCGCACCGGTGCCAACCCCGACCTGTTTGCCGACGTAGACGGTGCAGACATCTGCACCGACCCCGCGTGCTATCAGGCCAAAACAGACGCACACCACGCCAAACTGCGCGCCGTGGCCGAGAAAAAAGGCCTGCGCGTGGTAGACGGCAAAGAGGCTCTAGCCATGTGCCCCGCTTACAAAAAAGTACCAGAGGGCTACAGCACCCTGGGCCAGGTGCGCAATGACATTAGCCTGATGGGTGCCACCGGCCACACCCTACGCGCGCTGCTGGGCGATGATGCCCCTGCGCCGATACTGTTTGAGCACCCGCGCACCAAGGAGCTGCTGGAGCTGGTGCCCACCGACGAGGCCGAGGCCGTGCTACTGGCCAAGGGCTACACCGGCACCAGCGGCGAAAACGGTGCAGGCGGTGCAGGGGGCGAAGGGGGCGAGAACAAAAAGCAAGCCCACCAGACCTTGCAGCGTGAGCTGTCCAACCTGCAAAAAAATATGGAGGATGCTACTGCGGCAGCCATCAACCAAAACATCCAAGACGCCCAGCGACAAGCCGTGCGCAACACTGACGAGACAGTAGCCAAGGCACTTATTGGCTCCACGTTTTTGCGCGCATGGCTTAGCTCGCTCACGCTGCACAGCGCGTTGGCTGACGACATGGCACAGGCCCTGGGCTACACCTTTGCACCGGGCGCTGACAAAACATCGGCACTGCTGGCGCACATCAAGTCATGCAGCCATGCCGACCTGTGTCGTGCAGGCGTGTTGTACACAGCCACTGCCGAGCAGCAAGACACGCTCTACGAGAGCGCAGCCACTAGGCCACTGGCAGACTACTTGTCTGATGCACTGGCCCTGCCCGTAATGGCCATCACAGCTAACGCGCGTAAACGCGTCAAAGCCGAATGTGCACTCAAGGCCAAGGTGATACAGGCGCAGATTGACGAGCTGGACGCGCCCAAAGCACCCCCGCCCACCGCCCCGCTGGCGCAGCCTGAACATGCGGGGGGCAAGGCCAAAGGCAAAGACCCAAAACCACCCGCTGCGCCCGCTGCTAAAAAAGCCAAACTAAGCGCCGAGGATGCCCAGCTAGGCATCGCTACCGCGATGCAGGGCATGGAGCGTGCGGCTACGCCGCCCGAGGCCCAGCAAAGTGAAGAGGTGGGCATTGATGTACTCTTTGAAAGTGCCGTCGAGCTGATTGCGCGCGAAGGCAAAGCCACGGTGCGTTTGCTCAAATCCGGGCTAGGCATTGGTACCACCAAGGCGCTGGAGCTTATGGCCAGCCTGGAGAGCGCCAACAAGGTCAGCGCGTGTGACGAGCGCGGTGCCAGAACGGTATTGGTGGGCACATGAGCGCCAACAAAAAACCCCGCAAAGCCTACCGCCCCCGCCCGGTCACCGCCCACACCATGCAGCTTGCCAAGCACTACGCCGCCAAGCCCGCTGCCGCCGACCGCGCCCAGGTGTTGTGCGAGCTGCACAAGGCCATCCAGGCGCTGCGCGAGGGCGTGGCCACTGAGCACCAATGGTCGATCGCGGCAGGCAGCGTCGCCGTGGCGCTGGCCATCGAGCACCAGGGCATTGTGCGCGGCCTGCTCGGCCACCTCAAGACCGCCGAGCTATCGCTGCAAGACATCTACGACCGCGCCCTGCGCTCTGGTGGCGGCCGCTGGGTGCGAGTCACCCTCTACTACCAGGAGCTGGATGCGCTGCAGACCTTTCTGGATCTGCACGCGTTTCAGGTGGGCCAGCTCGGGCGCGCAGAGTTTCTTGCCGCCATCGACGCGGCGCAAAAAGACACTATCGCCCAGGGCTTCACACGAACTGTGGTGCACGATCTGGAAAGGATGGCGGCATGACCGCCGTCTTTCAAATCCCGCTTCACCGGCCCGAACCAGCGCGATGACCACCGACATGACCAATACCCACCGACAGACGCCCGCCACCGACCCGCTGGTGCGGGTCCGGTGCAGCGACGTGTTAGATGCGCCGTCCCGAAGCGCGCTGCTGGTGGGTACGCCCACTGGCTACTCGCAGATGCTGGCTTTTACTGCGGCGCAGGCTGACGCCTTCGGGCATCTTGCCGCCGAAGCTGAAGACGGCATCGAATGTCTTGGATGCACGTCATGAAACCTAACGCCTGAAGTATGCGGCGGGCGTAGCACGTCCGTCATTAGTGAAATGTTATGCAGCAATGCTGCGGAAGGAAAACACCATGAAGATGGCAAAAGCCAGTGAAGCTGATTTGAATATGGCAATGGAATTGGTAAGTGCGCTTGATGTACTGGGGCAGCGCTGGAGCCCAGCAATGCCTGAGCCGATTGAGAACCTGCAAGATGACGACGAGAGAGAAAGTTTTGACCGCGACGACGACGCGCAATGCGGTCGTGCGTTGCGCTACCTTTTGGACCTGACAGACCGTGCAAGCCTTGGGCGCGTGGTGTGGGGCATGACCGTATTGCTGGACCCGAGAAACAAGATGGTGAACCCAGACGCAGACACGCTGGAGCACCACCCCGAGACGGTGACTGCGCTTGCCGCTATGGCTCCTACGGCGGCGTTAAGTGCGGCATAACGCCGTTGTGAGTGGTGCCGTAGGCATCCAATCGACAGAGAGTTAGAGAGCTTTTAACCGGAGAAGACTGTGAAATTCAGAGAAGAACTCAGGATTGTGAATGCTAGTTTAGGGCAAAGTAAACCTGTGAGTCATGCCGACTTGCAGCAGTTGATTGCTGCTGCGGTGGCAAGGGAGCGCGAGGCGTGTGCGAATGTGTGTGATACGCATACCATTGATGATTTGCTTGTTGGTGTCGGGATAGCTGGAAGTTGCGCGACCATGATTCGCGCGCGCTCTAACGCGATATAGACCGTCGGATAACACCGGAAAAACCATGTCAAAAAACACTAAAAACACTCGCAAGTCTCACGCATTAGCCGTGGCTTGCTGCAATAAAAGTAGCGGCAAAGGCTGCAAGAAAAGAGACAGTAATTTATGAAAAGTTGCGAAATGACCCAAAAAATACCACCATCCGAGAAAATCTTAGTCCCGGCAGCAGAAGCCGCCGCGCTATTGAGCATGGGCAAGTCCACATTTTGGCGTGAGCTGAAAAACGGCAATATCCCAAAAGCCGTAGAAATAGGCGGGCTCAAGCGCTGGCGGGTATCTGACTTGCTTCACGCTGCCCAGCCAGCCAGGCCCCCCACCAGCGCATGAGGTCGCGCCGCTGTGGCAAATATTCAGCGCGGTTGTAGGCCGCGCGCACCGCGTCGGTTTCTTTATGTGCCAGCTGGCGCTCAATCACGTCATGCGCAAAGCCCGAGTGTTCATTGAGCACCGTGCTGGCCAGCGATCTAAACCCATGCGCCGTCATGCGCCCCCGGTAGCCTAGCCGGTACAGGGCAAACAAAAAAGTATTTTCAGAGACCGGGTGCCTGGGCCGGATGGGCGACTCCAGCACGTACTCACACTCGCCATTGATGCGGCGCAGCTCTGCAAGCAAGGCCTGTGCAGAGGCACACAGGGGCACCACGTGGGGCAGGCGCAACTTCATGCGCTCTGCGGGCACTACCCAAATAGCGCCGTCCTCTTTTAACTCGCTCCAGCGCATACCGCGCAACTCACCCACGCGCACAAAGGTGTGCGCCAGTAGCAGCAGGCCCAAGCGGGTTACGGGCTCGTTGTAGTCGTCTATCCTGCGCAGCAATGCTCCAGCCTCTTGCACCGCAATGCTGGCCATGGGCTTTTTCACCTTGCGGGACTGCAACACCCGCACCAGGCCCGCCGCTGGGTGACTCTCAATCAGGCCCGCATCTTGGGCGTAGTCAAACACCGCCGTGATGCGCCCGGCCACCCGGTGCGCCGTCTCTATGCGCTCACCCACCTGCACCGCCTGCACCACGGCCACCAGCTCGGCACGGCGCAAAGTATCGATGGGGCGCGGCCCCAGGGCGGGAAGGGCGAAGCGCTCCAGTGTGTTCTCGACTTGGATTTGATGTTTGCCATTGGACAGCGTGGGTAGCTTAAGCTTGAGCCAGGCGCGGGCCACGGATCCAAAGGTGGGCGCAGCAGGTGTCAAGGATCCCTTTACACCTGGCTCACGGGATGCAACATGGGCCTTGCGGGCATCTGCTAAGCTCATAGCTGGCCACCGGCCATAGGTGCGCGTGGCCTGCTTACCAAAGCGCAAGTAGTTGGCCCGCCAGCTCTTGCCGCCCGCCGGGCTGACGTACAGGTACAGACCCGCACTGTCAGCCAGCTTGTAGCCCTTGTCCCTGGGCTTTGCGCCCTCGATTGTCTTCACTGTCAGAGTCATGGTATCGCCCGATGTAATACCATGCCCGATACCATAAATAGCGCTTGGCTGGGGTGGTATCGTCACAGTCTTTCATGGACGATTATGGACTAATTGCCCAATGGAAAAGCCCCGACACAGAGACTGTGCGGGGCTTTTTTGGATTGCCATAGATTGATCTTGGCGGAGAAGGTGGGAGTAAAAATCTCTTATAAATCAAACAGATAAAACGCAAATACCATAAACGCTACCATCAATTTTTGGACAAAAAAAAGCCCCCCACCCCGTGAGGGATGGAGGGCTTAAGGCCGTGGGAGTGCACGGCAGGGGGCAACTGCAAATGGTCAGTGCGGCTCTCTCACTGTGTAGGCGTCTGCACGGCAGCTGGCGTAGGCGATGTTGATGTCGTCTGCCTCGCGGGTGAGCTGCTGAAGTAATCGATCAAGCTGCGCTGAAAGTAGCCCACCGGCTTGGGCTGAGTCTGCTGCACCACCACCGGCGGCGGGGGCAGCGCTACCCGTGGGGCAACCACCACTTGGCCCACATCCAACGGCGGCGTGCGGGTCGCGCAGCCGCCCAGCAGGGCCAGCAACGCGGCGAAGGCGATCAGACAGGTCAGACACAGTTTTTTGATACGTAGCATCTTTAAGCTCCTGGTTGTTTTTAGCGTCATGCAGCGCCTGCTCAGCCCTGCGGGTTTTCTCAATCTCTTGCGCCAGGCTATCTGCAGCGGCCCGCTTGGAGCCCTCAATCTGCGCCTGCGCCTGCAACATCGCGCGGTCGTACCCGAGACGCTCGATGTACTGCTCTGCAAAAAACAGTGCGGCCAGCAGCGCGGCCACGGCACCGATCTTGAGAATAATGTTGGTCATGCAAGCCTCGGTTCAAGAAATAACAGAATCATTTTTGTCTAATTTTTTGTTTTGAAAATTTGCGACCACAGCCATGGTTTTGTCATAGCCCGCATGCCCCACGGCAAAGCCGCCGTACATAGCCCAGATAGCAAGATCAAACCCAACTTTGTACGTAGTCACAGACACCCACACGGCCAGAGCAAAGTGGAACGTCGACGCGGCCAGCTTTGTGAGCGACAAGCTGCCGTCTTTGCTTGTCACCAGGTCGAAGATTTTCATGCTTGCGCTATGCCCACAAAAACCCCCGCGTCGGTGATGGTCAAAATGCGGTTCATGGCCATCTCGGGCGGGTCGGTGGCCACATGTACCCAATGCTTACCTTTGATGCCCTCCAGGATGAGCTGCCCGATACCCAACTCACTCACCAGCGGGGCCAGCTTTGCCGCGACTTGCGCAGGCGTACCAAAGGCCGGGGCCACAATGTCAGCGGCATAGCCCTGGGTGTGGTCGCTGCTGGTCACGCCGCCCACGGCACGATTGAGCCGTTGGCATCGGTAGCCGCTTGTCACCATGACGGGCACCCCTAGCGTGGTGCGGATGCGCTCCAACAATTCGGCCAGCAATACAAGGCGGGGCAATAGCTCAGGCGCAGGCGTGTTGTCAATTTTCAGCGCTGCTGCTTTGTTGCTGGCTGTGAGTTCGGCTAGGGTGAAGTGGGGTGATAGTTGCATTTTTATGGTGCCTTCCTTGGGTTATCTTGTGGTGCTCTCAGTGATTTGAGAAGGGTCAGCTCAATAAGGTCTACCAGCTGCTCCCGTTTCACCAGCTCTGCTTTGACATGCTTTAGCTCTGTTTTTAATTCTTTGATTTCGGTCGTGTGAAGTTCGTTCAACAGCAGCAATTTATGGGTGCTCTCGTAAATAAAAAAGCCTGCTGTACCGAGGGCGATTGTCCAAGCTATAAAAATCTGCGGGAGCATTTTCATGATCCCTACAGCGAAGGAATTCCAAAGGTTGTTGATGTGTTCTGTCATGAGACTCCTGGGGTTTATGGACGTAAAAAAAGCCGCTCTGGGGCGGCTACTTGGAGTTGGATTGCGCAGTCCATGACCGCTATAACAAAGAGGTCATCACGCGGTTGTTTGTACCTGTAGTAGCTACAGCCACGAATAAGCCGCGCTCAGGAGACCAGTAAACGCTTTGCCAAGCGGTTGCAGATGCTGCTGTGCGAGATGTCCAGGTAATACCGTCTGGGCTCGTCATCACGCCTGTACCATTAAACGCCACCGCCACGAACAAACCAGTTTCAAGAGACCAGCAAACGCTTTGCCAAGCGCTTGTAGATGCTGCTGTGCGAGATGTCCAAGTAATACCATCTGGGCTCGTCATCACGCGGTTGGCTGTGAAGTCGTCGGCCACTGCTACAAACAAACCGCGCTCAGGAGACCAGCAAACACTTTGCCAACCGCCATCAGCGGCGGATGTTCGTATTGTCCAAGTAATACCATCTGGGCTCGTCATCACGCGGTTGCCTGTGCCGCTGTATGCCACCGCTACAAACAAGCCGCGCTCACGAGACCAGCAAACACTTTGCCAATCATTATCAGCGGCTGATGTGCGCGATGTCCAGGCAATGCCGTCTGAGCTCGTCATTACGCGGTTGCCTGTACCTGATGAGGATACTGCTACGAACAAAGCGAGATCAGGAGACCAGCAAACACTTTGCCAACTATTATCAGCGGCTGATGTGCGAGATGTCCAGGTAATACCATTGGGACTCGTCATCACGAGGTCAAAGAGGCCGCTAAAACCCACCGCTACGAACAAAGCGAGATCAGGAGACCAGCAAACACTTTGCCAATTAGTATCAGCGGCGGATGTTCGTATTGTCCAGGTAATGCCGTCTGGGCTCGTCATTACGCGGTTGCCTGTACCTGATGAGGATACTGCTACGAACAAAGCGAGATCAGGAGACCAGCAAACACTTTGCCAACTATTATCAGCGGCTGATGTGCGCGTTGCCCACGTATTGACAAGCGGCTTGGCCAATGCTGCGCGGCTGTACAGCACATCAGTGGTTTCATCAAGCACGCCCTGCATAAACGGGCTTACATGCCCGATGATTTGATTCAACTTTTGAAGCGCATCAAGAATGTCAGCGCGCGCCAAAGCAGGCGAATCCGTTCCCGCATCGACATTGGTCGTGTTGGTGTTTGAAGCTGGCCACGTCATATTTAAACTCCTCTATTTATAAAATCAACAAGCGCCGGGTTGGTGAGCACACCGTTCAGGCGAAACTGCCAGCGGGGCCCCAGCACGGGGTCTCGGTCGAGCAGCGTGGGCGCATTCCAGCCGCTGCGTGTGTCTTGGATTACTACATGGGCCTCACGGATAAAGCCAAAATTAAGCGCCACCGGCGAGCGCACATCGCCTACGGCAATCACGGTGACGCGCGCATCGGTGGCGATGTCAATATCGTTGTAGTACTCCTCTTTGATATCGGCGCTCACGATGTAGGCCCAGTCCCGCAGGGCGGGCACAGGCTGCGCTAGCGTGGCGGTGAAGGTGATGCGCAGCTGCACATAGCGCGCGGTGAATGCGGTGGCAGCATCGCCCCAGGCGCTGTAGGTCACGCCATCTGAGCTGGTGCGCAGCTCCAGCAGATAAAAGCCATCTACATCGAGCAAGCTGCTATCCACCTGGCCCGCCAGCTCAATGCCAAGATCGCGCACGGGCGTGGTGTAGCTGCAAGGGCTGGCGGGGGTGAGGTTCCAGCGTGCCCAGGCATCCCAGGTGGCGGGCGTGGTGGCCCAGGTGGTGCTGTCAGTGGCCTCCAGCAGGGTGCTGCCGGCGGGCGTGGGCAGCTCCGTCATGCTGCCCAGGGTGCCGAGCCATCCCTCAAAGCGCTCGTCAAAATCATCAAAGGCGCGGCCGGTGCGGCGCTTGGGCAGCGTGATGTTGACATACAGCGCGGTGCTTAGCGCATCAAAACGGTCGATGCTGCGACAGGCGAAGCGGTAGCTGCCCTGGATGGGCGCATTGGTCTCGGCCGGGCTGTTGGTGTAGAAGGTGGGGAAGTCCTGCAGGCGCTGCATGCTGGCCCAGTCGGTGCTGGCCAGGTCTGTCGTGAAGCGGATCTCTGCGCCCTTCCAGTCCGGTGGTGGTGTGCCGGTATAGGAAAAATTGAACTGGCGCGTGCCATCAGGCTGGGCGCGCACGTTGAAGGTATCAAACGGTCTGGGCGGCAGTTTGAGCTGATCGCCGGTGACGGTGTAGCTGTAGGCCGACACATCGGCCAGCGATTGCTCGCCACCCCCATACACGTTGAAGCTCGTGAATTTAAAGCTGATGGCCTGACCGATCATCTCATCGGTGAGCGGCCCGCTGGTGGCGATGGCGTCGTCGATGCGCACAAAAGCGGCGGCTGATGCATGCGTCTGGACCAGATTCTGGTACGCACCACGCACCAGGCTGCTCAGGGTGTAAGCGTTGGGCGCGGTAAGCAGCGCCGTCTCATACGCAAAGTACTCACCGCCCGAGACACCCGCAGCCCAGCACAGGGTGGACAGCGCGGCAGCGTCTTGGCTGCTGCCCGAGAGCATTTGGCCCCCCTGCCCTACCAGCTGCACCGCTGCGTTGCCGGTGGTGCCCATGGCGGCGGTGAGGGTGCCGTAGCGAGAGCCGCCGTACAAGCGGCCTGTGTCTCTGTAGTTCAGGCCGTCCAGGCTGACCCAGACGCGGCAGCCGCCCCAGAGCGCGCCAGCGCCGGTGACGGCGGCATAGACCTCCAGGCCGGTGCTGGTGCGCTCGGTGGGCGCTTCAAAGATGACCGGCGCGACCACATTGCCGGGCGCGGCATTGTAGTCATGCCCAAAGCCGCTGCCCACTTGCTGGCCATAGGTGGGCGCGCTAGAGCTGCCAATAGGCGCGTCTTCGGCGGTGTAGGTGTATTGCAGGTCCCCTGCCTCCTCGCGGCTCAGGATGCGCACCGGTGTGCGCTCCAGGTCGCTGTCAGCATCGGTAAGCGTAACCAGGTCCATCAAGCCGATCAGCGCGCGGGTGAAAGGCACTTTGAATTTGTATTTGTTCCACACCGTCATCTCGCGCTGCAGTATCTGCTGCGCCACGCTTTGCGCCACGGCGGCGTCATGGATCTCGTGCATGCGGATCACATCACGCGCGCGCTCGCCAAAGAGCTCGATGTGGGCGGCATCGGTGGCCGTCATCACCTCGATCTGATAATTGTTGGCGCGGTGGGTCCACTCCAGCTTGATGATGTTGGATGCGTCCTCGTTGACGCGCGGCTCAATCTCTACCGGCCCCAGCAGATCGCCGCCCTCGCCATGGGCCAGGTCAAACACGGGCGTGGTGTTGGGCGTGTAGGTGCCATAGGTGCTGGTGATGGCCTCGTCGCCGCGGGGCACCAGGTCTAGCAGGCCGCCTTGCATGGTCCACTCGGCATTGCAGATCTGGGCAAAGCCCTCCATCCAATCGCGCGCGGGCTTTTGCTCGGTTAACGCAACGCTAAGCCACAGCTGGCGCGCGCGCACATAGTTGGTGAGCGCAGTCATGGGCGCGAGCTTGTCCAGGCTCCAACCGGCATTGGCGCGATCGAGCACCAAGAAGTCGCGCAGGATGTCATCCACCCACACATCTAGCACACCCGAGCCCACACTGTGCCCGGTGCTAATTTCGAAACGATGATTTTCTACCTCCGCCTGATTGGTCAGAGGATAAGCTTCTGCATACACATAAGCCAGGCCGCTGTAGGCGATGGCCTGCGCGCCTGCGCTGGACTGCAGCCACGGCCACACTGCCTGCCCAATCTGGCCTTGCGCGAGCGACAGGCCCGCCGCAGACAAGCTGTTGTACACCTGCTTGCCCTTCCAGACTTTGGGCACTGCCACCACCGGGCCACTGGACAGCGCCATGATGGCCGCGGCCTTGTATTCATATTTGGTGTCGACCTGCTGCACACCACCGCCGCCTTTGCCGCCTGAGCTGCTGGTGCTGGTGATGGGGATGGCCTGGAAGTTTCCAAACCAGACCAAGTTGCCCACCATCTGCGTCTGCCCGTGCACCCAGGGCACGGTGAGGCCGTACATGGAGGTCTGCACGCGCAGGTTGCCCAGGCGCGGCTCTTCGCTGGCGATGGTGGTGGTTTTGCCGCCCATGGTCTAAACCTCTTGTGGCACCACGCGGTACCACTTGCAAGGGCGCTGGGCCAGCGGTTGCTCATGGATGTCGCTGATGGTGACGCGCCCGGTATCTTTGAGCGCATGGATGACGGTGCGCGCAGAGACCAGAATGGCGGCATGGCTGTACGCCCGGCCAAAGCGCCACAGGCCCACATCGCCGGGGCGTGGGGTGCCGGTCTCTACCGCACCACTGGCGGCGATCCAGGCCTGGTACAGCTCTTGCCCGCGATGCAGGTGCCACTGCGGGCTGTAGGGGCGCGGGTCGAAGGCGGCGGGCAGCAGGGCGCAAGCGGCATAGACGCGCACCAATATCATGGCGCAGTCCACGCCTGCGCCTTTGATGTCGGCGCAGTGGTGGTAGGGTGTGCCGAGCCAGGTGAAGGCTTCGGCGATGATGCGGTCGCGCGTCATGTAACGGTCTCGGGCTGAGGGATAAAGGGCTCGCCGCGAAAGTGCAGGCGGTTGTTAAATTTGTTGGTGCAGGTGTCGAGCGAGCGGCTGCAGCCCGGTGTGGCCACAAAGGCATCGCCCACCTGCAGCGGGCGTGGCCAAGGCAGCGCAAACGCGAACTGGCCGGATGCGAAACGCTTGACAGTGCGCTTGATACCGGCATTGCTACCCGAGGTGAAAAGCACCGTGCCCTGCTCAAACCAGCCCGCAGCCTGCGCCAAAGCGCTGTTGAACTGAGAGCGGGCAGGATCGCCGGTGAAGACGGCGCTGATGGTGCCGCTCACTTGCCAGGTGGCGCGCAGGATGTTGCACTGCGCATCAAACACCGTGTTTTTGCACTGCGCCTGGTAGACATCGCGCGGGAACGGGGTGTTGAGGATGTTGAGCTCGGAGAGCACATCGGCCTTGATGATGCCGCCAGCGGTGGACTTGACGGCCAGCGTGCCCGCGAACTCGACCCAGCGGCCTTGGTAGGCGGCGCTGCTGTCATAGACCAGGCGCTCGAGCTGCAGCGTGGCACCCCGCAGCAGGCCCGCCTGCGCGGCGGTGAGTAGCGACACTGCGCCAAACATGACGGGCTGCTCTAGCGCGCGCGGCATGATCTCCAGGCCAAGGTTGTCCACACTCAGGCCCACAGACTGGCGGATGTTGCTGCGCTTGACCACGGGGCCCCGCGCAAACAGCCTGCCATCGGGCGCGGGGATTTGCAGATCAGCATCCGCATCGGTAAAGCGCAGAGTGGTGCCGGTGGCGCTGATGAGGGTGTAGGCATCCCAGATCATGGCGGTGCGCGCGCTGGCCAGCCAGGCTGCGAGCGCGGGGGGGTCGGTGGGGATCATGTCAGGCTTTCCATGTTTGAAACTCGACCGACTTGTTGGACCAAAAATTGCGCAAGAACTCTTCAAAGGCCAAGCTGTCATTGGCGAACACGCAGCGCCAGTAAAAGGTGCCTTGCCAGTCCAGCGCCGCAGCGGCAGCAGGCGCGGTGGTAAAGGTGAGGAAGCCGTAGTCGTCCAGCGTGTAGGCGGTGGTGGCCACGCCAGCCACGCGCACACTGGTGAGGGCGTTGTGCCTGCCAATCGGCGCCACGATGCCACCGCGATTGCGCACTAACTGCCAGCGCACCCGGGTGCCATCGCCGGTGCCAAAGAGTTGCGCCGAGGCGCTGTCGTTTTGCAGGCGGTCGTCGCGGTCGTCAAATAGAAAACTTTCGCCACGGCCCTTGTGCTGCTCAAAGAAGGCCTGCAGGCTGCGGCGATCGGTGGCGCTTAAGTAGTCGTAGCTGATTTTGAATTTGTAGGTGGGGTACAGCGCGCGCGGCACATGCCAGCTGCGCCCGCTGTCGCTGGTTTGCACATCGGTCTTGTACATCGGCGTGACGTGCCGCGGCCAAGCCTGTCCGGCCAGCGTGGGGAAGATGGCGTTGCTCATGTAGCAAACCCCCTGCGCCGTGCCTGTGCAATGGCATTGCCCAAGGCCTGCCCGTTGTCTTTGAGGTAGGACTCCAAACTTTTGGAATCAAATGCTTGAATCGTGACCTGCACAGAGCCGCCACCGCTTGCGCCACCGCCTGCCATGGAGCGAATCACATCCGCCTGCGCTTCGGGCAGCACCATCTCGCGCTGGTGGAGTTGGGTGATGGGGTTCAGCCCTGAGGGGATATCAAAGCCGCCCGCAGCGCTGGCAGCGGGCGCAAAGGACAGCGCCAATGCCGCCATGCTGGCACCAAAGGCAGGCGCTGAGAGATTGAGCGGGAAGGGCGCACCAGCCATGGAGGCCACGCCACCGGCACCCGCCTCGGCTGAGAGCTCGCCCAAGCGGCCGAAGGTCTTGGCCTTGCCAAAGATTTTCTCGGTCAGCCATGCGGCCAGCTTGGCCTTGAGTGGCTTGGTGATGGTCTCTTCGATGATGCCCAGGCCAATGTCTTTGAACACGGCGCGCAGGGCTTTGCCGATGTTTTTCCAGTCGGTGAGCATGGTTTTGGACAGGCTGGAGAGCGAGCTGCTGATGATGTCGATCATTGACTTCATGGGCGCATTCACCTCGGCCTGGATCTCGCGCGCGATTTGCGCATTGCTTTGCGCATACTTGCGGTAGATCTCCTGCTTCTGCATCTCCAGCTGCTCGAGGAGCACCAGATTTTTATCCGGGTCGAGCTTGGCCAGCTCCAGCTTTTGGTTGAGAAACTCCAGCTCGGCGGCCATGCGCTGCGCGTTGAATTGTTGCTTTTGGGCGAGCAGCTCTTGCTGGGTGATGAGGCCCAGATCGCGCTCTTGCTGGGCAATGGCTTGCAGCTGGGTGATGTAGTCTTGCTCGGCCTTGAGGCGGTCTTCGTTGCGCAGGGTGGTGATCTCGCCCTGGGCCTTGGCTGCATCGCGGGCGATTTGCACTTCGAGCCGGGCAGAGCGCAGCACGATGGCAGCGCGGTCTTTTTCGGTGAGGTCTTTGCGGGTGAGCAGCTCTTGCCAGTAGGCTAGCTCTTGCGACTTGGCAAACTCGCGCATCTGGTTTTCGCGCTCATAGGCGAGTTTGCGCTGCTCCAATGCCGTCTCGAAAGCCTGCATCATGCTTTGCTCGACTTCTTTGGGGGCCGCTTTGGCTTTGTCTTGCTTGGCAGGCGCGCTCTTGCTGCCTGGCCCCAAGCCGCCGCCAGAGCCTGCCACCGTGTCCGCGCCAAAGATGGACCTGATTTGATTGCGGGTTTTCTCGCTGCTCTCGACCATGGTGTCCATCGCGCTGCCCCAGGTGTTGGCGATGTTGGTGCCTATGCTTTTGATGGCGGTGACTGCGCCGCTAAAGTCCCCGGTGACGGCCTTGAACAAGGCCTCGGCCAAGCCGCGCAGGGGCTCGGTGACGGTGACGATCATGGCGTGAATGGTCTCCCACAGCACCACCACGCCGTTGCGCACATACAGGAATGCGCCCGCAAGGCCCCCGAGCGCGCCGCGCACCACGATGATGGCGGCGGGCAGGACGGCATTGAGAATCTCGGTGAGGGTGGTGAGCACGGGTAGCAGGGCATCGCCCACGGCTTTTTTGATGCCGTCCAGGCCGAACTTGGCCCGATCTGCCTGCTCGTCAAATAATTTCCAGGCGTTGACCGCGTTCTCGCCGACCTCCAGGCCGAGGTCTTGCATGGTCTGCGTGGCCTCGGCCACGGTTTGGCCGGTGAGCAGCATGAGTTTGCTGCTGGCATCGAGCCCGCGGCCAAAGAGCTGGGTGGAGACCATGGCGCGGTCGGTGCCCTCTTTGTACTGGCCCAGCACCTGGATGGCATCGGTGACCAGTTGATTGAGCGGCAGCAGGTTGCCAGCGGCATCGCGGGTGCGCAGGCCTAGTGCGTTCATGCCCTCTTCATTTTCTTTGAGCTGGCGCACCAGGCCCTTGGCTGCGCCTTCAAATTCGCCTTGCTCTGCGCCAATGTCTTCCAGCGCCATGGCCATGGCGCGGGAGGCGTTGGTGCTCAGGCCCAGGGCGCGCGACATGTCCATGGCGGCCTCGGTCATTTGCAGCGTAGTGCTGACTGCGGCCCTGAGCCCGGCGAAGGCCACAGCGATGCCGCCAATGGCCACCGCCAGGCCCGCAAACGGCGTTTGCAGCCTGCCCACAGCGGCCTGCATGCCACCAAAAGCCTCTTGCGCTTTTTGGCTGACACCGCTGAGCGCTTGGGAGAGTTTGCCGTCATCGGCGGTGAGGGTGAAGGCGATATCGCCGCGATCAGTGGACATGGTTTACTTCAAAGGTAGATCGGCCAGCATGGCCGAGACGGTGGGACTGAGCGGCCCCTGAAACGCAGGGAAACCCGCTTGCTGTAGCTGGCTGATGCCCGCTTCCACGTGGGCATCGCTGTCTTGTGGACTCACCGGCGCGCCAGGCGGTGCAGACGTTTGCACAGGGCTGGCGCGCGTGGCTTCGCTGGTTTTGATGCCCAGGAACGCGGCGATGCGTGCCAGCTGGATGTCAGCGGGCGGGACCTGGCGCCAGGACACGGCCAGGGCGTAGTAGGTGGGGAAGTCTGCGCAGGCGGCCGCGCGCGGGCTCATGCCGCCAAAGCGGATCAGCTCTGCCCTGAGCTGATCCCAGTCGATTCCCCCGAACCATCGCCCTCCCCCTGCAAGACCTTGGGCACCGGCGGCAGACTTTGCGAGAGTGCCTGGGTGGTGAGGCCCTGCAGGTTGTCCAGCGTGATGTGCTCTTCGACCTGTTCGCGCGTGAGTTCGGGATAGTTACGACGCAGCGCGCCGTGCACGATGTCGGTGACCAGGTTGATCTGGTCTACCCCCATGGCGCCACCTTGCTGCAGCGCCTGGATCTGCGCCCAGTTTTTGGAGAGCACATTCATGCCGCAGGGCGGCATGGTGAGCCTTTGGGTGCCCAGCGTGATCTCCACGCCAGGGATGAGATCAGCCTGGGCCATTAGCTTGGTTCCTCGATGGTCATGTAGCCCAGAGTGCCGGTGCCATTGTCAAAGGCCTCGAACTCAAAATCTGGAATCGCAAAGTCGTCATTTTTCAGGGGCAGCGCGAATTTGCCGCTGATGCAGTTGTCCAGCTGCAGCACCAGGCGCTTGCCCTGGTACAGGGTTTGCGAGGCAAATTTGAAGGTGGGCACCAACCCCATGATGTCATTGGTCAGGTTGTAAAGGCTTTTGCCTGTGGCCGATGCCACGCTGTATTCATAGTTGCGCAACAAGGCTTTGCCGTTGTCGGCGACGGCGAAGGCGTAGGTGCTCCCTGTAACGGTGTACTCACCCGTGGCAGGCGCTGATGCCACGCGCTTAAAGGAGTTGCCGGTAGAGACCTCGACAATGCCCAGGTCGGACACAAAGGTGCCTGAGCTGGGCGGCGTGGTGGTAACGCTGGCGGCAGAAACGATGGGATCATCGACCTGCAGGAGCTTGATGGCGGTGGTGGGTGCGCGACCGCTGTACAGCTGGCCATAAGCGGCTGCGCTGAAGTTGCCCATTTTGGCTTTGATGCTGATCTTGCCTTTGCCAGCGCCTACACCGACGGGGAAGCCGCGCTCGCCGTAGAGCATTTTGAGCTCGCGCGAGATGTCGACCGATACCTCTTGCAAAATGCCCAGGCGCACGGGGGTGGGGGTGGCGAGGGTGGCGCCTGAAAAATCAGTGCGGGGGGTGCCATAAACGGCACCGGCTCCAAAGACTAGCATGATAGTGTCCTTTCAAAGTTAGACGGATGCGGGAAGGGGTGAGATCGGGCGCGGGTGCGCTTATTTGCGATCGGGTGAGGGCTTGGTATGGGTGGCGCTCTCTAGCGGCTTGAGCGTGACGGCATGCGCCATGGCTGCGGCCTCTTGGTCGGCGAGCTCAATCTCGCCACCGGCATAGACCAGTTCGCCGCCGGTTTGGGTGAGCACGTGGCCAGGTTGCACGATGTAGGTTTTCATAAATCAAGGCTTTCGTTAGAAGTGATGTATTTGCATTGATAGATCTGATTGCAATAGCCAAAGGGCACATCGCTATCAGCGGCGCGCCAGTCGGCACGGTCGCGGCGCAGGCTTTCGCCCAGCACGGCTTGCAGGGCAGCGCTGGCAATGAGCACTGTGTGCGCTTGCACGCGCACAGCGTCGGCAATGGTTTGCCAGCTGGCACTACGCACACAGACGCAGACCTGCACTCGGAGCAAGTCTTCATCGGTCGTGGCGCGCCGACCCGGTGCAGGCCCACCAAAGGCGCGGCTGTCTTCGTCGACCAGCTCGACCAGGATGACCGGGCTCTCGGCGCGCTCCATGGCATCTTGCCGGTCGCGGTAGACCGCCTGGATACCAATGGCCACCAGATTGGCCTGCAGCGCACTGGTGATGAGCTGGGCGACTTGCTCGGCTTTGCTGGGCATGGCTAGACTTTCGTGAGCGTGACCAAGCTGAAGGCCCCATCACCCACTTGCCTGGGCGCGCTGCGCACGGTGTAGGCGATGCCGCCCACCGTGCCAGACTCGCCGCGCGAGAGGCTGGCCTGCGTGCTGATAAAACGCAGCTCGTACTCGATGGTTTGCACCCTGGCGGGTTCAAAGTCCAGGACCTGCGCGGGCTGGTCCAGGATGCCGAGAAAGCTCTGCGCCCCAAACACACAGGGCAGGCCGTCCTCACTTAAGAAAATGTCGAGGTCTTCGGGCATGGGTCAGGCGGGCTAGATCAGCCGCGAGTTTTTGCACCAATGCCAGCGGCTGCCAGCGCGGCAGTGACTGCGGCGGCAATCGCCTCAGCCGGGCTAGACGTGGCTGCCGTCTGGGCTGCGGCCACTTTCTCGGCATTGGCTTGTGCTGCCTCGGCCTCTTTCAAAGCCTCTTTGGTAGCTGCGCGCACCTTGCCTGCGCCTGCCAGCTCCATCGCCAAATCGGCCTCCATGCCTTTGATGACCGTGAAGCGCTCGACGTGCTCGCCATTCAAGCGAAAAGATTCGACGGCGATAACGTCGACGGGTTTACCAGTGTTTTCACCAAACATAATAATTTCCTAACAAAAAAAATTTAAGGGAATGCCCGCTATGAAAGCCATAGCGGGCCGGGGAAACGGACAAGACAGACCGACTAGCGATTAGGCCAGCAGATCGTCGATGAGCGCGAAGTCAGCAGCGCGGCGCACGGCGTGGTCCATGAAGCCGTTGACGATGAGGCGGTTCATACCGTCGGCAGCTTGCGTCACTTCATCGACCAGGATTTCGACCGCGCCGAAGGTGCCGATGACGCTGGAGCTCCAGTCTGAGCTGAAGAGCATGGAAGAGCAGATGCCAGAGCTGGTGCCTTTGGTCAGGTTGTTCGGCATGACGTTGCTCACCTCGGCGCGGTAGCCGTTGAGCGGCTGCCCACCGTTGTCCCAGATGAAATCCAGGTTAGCGGCGCGTTGGGTTTTCTTATAGGCACCACGGGTGCGGGTGTTGAGCAGGTAGCCGCTGAAGCGATCGGGCTCACTGTTGACGTTGGCGCAAGCGCTTTCCAGGTCGACCGCATGAGCCCAGGTGGGTGCCAGGCCGTTGGTGCCCGCTGCCACAGAGCCGATGCCTGCGGTGGTGCGGATGCCACGGGGGAAGGCACCGGCACCGGTGCCGTTGATGGCCTGGGTCTCAACATCGCGGGCGTACTGGTCGAGCACGTCCTGGCGCAGCATGGGCTCGATGGCTATGGCCGACTGGATGACCGCTTGCTTAGAGAAGCGCACAAAGCCGCCGATGCGCTTGGGGCCCATGGAGACCTTGCCGGTGGTGGGCTGGGTCTCGGCCAATGTGGCGATCTCAGTCACGAAGCCCAGGGTAGAGCCTGCGGTTTTGCGCGGGATGTCGATGTTGCTGGTCAGGCCATACAACATAGTCACGCCCAAGCGACCGAGCACCAGGTTGTTGCGCAGCACGTCTACAAACAGATCGGTGCGCAATTGCACGGGGATCAGGTTGCCTGCCTCGCTGGCGGTGCCCGCGATGAAGGTACGCTGAGCGAACACATCCATGGGGATGAGGATGCCGCGCGAGCTGGAGCCAAACTTTTTGGCAGCGGCTTCGCTCACGCTGCGCTCGAAGCCCGCATCTTGCCAGTCCCCCATCAGCATGCCACGCACTGCGCGCGAGATGCTGAAAGTTTGGGCTTCTTTGTCGGTGAGGCCGATGTGGGCACCACGGGTGTCGCTGTGCTTGGTTTTCATGGCCTCCAGGACCATGTCCTGCACTTCGGCAGGCGTTTTGCTGCTGCGGCAGGCTTCTTGCACCTGGGGGAGTGTCAGGTATTCAGAATACTTAACACCGAGCTCGACGATGGCGTCGCGGCGCTTGGTGTCTGCCTCGGCAGCGGTGCGCTGCTGGTTGGCTGCTTCGGTGGCTTTGCGCAGTTGCTCAGCGTGTTCGGCATCTTTATTAACGGGATCAGTCATGGGGGTTTCCTTTTTTGAACGGATGATTACGGGGGAGGGGGTGGGGGCGGGGAGAGGCAGGGGCAAAGGGGCTGCGGCTGCTTGTGCGCTGGCATCCAGGCTGCGACCCAGGCCAACAGAGTGGTCGACCGGCACGCTGACAAACGAGGCCTCGTAGGGCTCCCAGTCTGTGATGCGGTAGGTCTCTACACCATCGGCCTGAGATTCGAGGACTATTTTGTGAATGCGATAGCGCACAGAGACGTGCTTGAGCACACCATTGCGCACCTGCTGGTAGCGGTTTTCAGCTTCAGCCGATGTGTCAAAGCGAACCACCGCCCGACACACACGATCTGCGCCAACTTCCGCGCTCTCCACCACGCCGATGAGGTCGTCATTGTTATGGTTGAAGAGCAGCGCACCCCCATCGCGCAAGCGACCTAGCCGCACAGATGTGGGTGAACAATCTAAAATTTCTTGTCCAAACCAGCGAAGCTCTGGGAACTCGCTGGCGAAGGCGACGTTGACGCGGCGATCTTCGCCCGCAGCAGCGACATCTTCGGCGCGCAGGGTGAGCGAGCGGTAGGTCGGCTCGCGATTGGCGCGGGCCATGATGTCGGCAATCTTGCGCTGTTGCAATTCGGTGGTCATTCAGCGGGCTCCTCGGGTTCTTTGGGTTCTTTGGGGTCTGGGGTTTCAGGTTCTTGTTTTGCAGGCGCTGGCGAGTTGCCAACAGCTTGCATGCCCGGTGCGCCGAGCTGGACGTCGTGCTGAGCGAGCAGCTCTTGCTCTGCTTTGAGCTCGAGCACGTTTTCTTCAAAATCGCCACCGCGGCCTGCGACCACCTGGGTGCGGGTAATGAAGCCTTCTTGCACGCCGAGCTGGGAGGCTTTGGCTTCGTTGAGCGGATCGACCCAGTCCCAGCCACGGGCTTGGAAGACGATGCCCTCTATAAATTTGTCAAGCTTGGAGACTGGCAGCGCGCTGCCGTTGGGCATTTTGATATTGCCCGCCAGTAGATTGGCCTCCAGCCAATTGGCAAACACACGGCGCACAAAGCCGCCGATGTGCCACTGCTGCAGGCCGCGCCAGCTGTCTCGCTCGGCCAGCTCCGCGATGCGGGCGCTCGAATAGTTGACTTTTGTCATATCGCCGGTGAGGCCGTGATAAGTCACGTCCAGGCCAGCGGCCAGGGTTTGTTTGCGGTTGTTGGCAAAGGGTCCGAAGGCCTCGCTGGGGTATTTGGCATCAAAGCTCTTAAAGTCTGTGATGCCCTTGGGCAGCAGCTCCAAAGCGCCAGGCTCCACATCGGTGATGAGCTGGTCCTCCAAGGACTTCGCGCCCACATCCGCCGTGGTGACAATGGGCGCTAGCGGGTCATTGGCTTGCAGGTAAAAGCCCATGTGGCTGGCGCCGGTGCGGGCAGCGAGTACGGCGCTTTCTTCGAAGCCGTGCAGCAGGTGCGCACTGAGCAGCACGGCATGGGCCCAGGGCACGCCGCGCAGCTGCTCGGGGTCGATGCGCAGATAGTCGTGGATCACGTCTTTGGCCGCGACGGCCTCCACCCGCTGGGATGAGCCGCCGCCCTGGGGGTCGGTGGGTAAATAGCTGTGCAGGTGATAACGCACGGGGCGGCCGGCAGAGTCGTATTCCACCCCCATGCGCACATCGGTTTTGCCTGCGCCCATTTGCCGGGTGTGCACACCCAGGCGATCGATGGCGAGGATTTGCAGCCGGTACGGGTCTGCACGGCCACCGCGCACCTCGCGCACCACATACTCACCATCGCGGGCTGTCATGATGGCGGTGAGCTGGCACAAGTCGGTGAAGCTGTAGCCGCCGGTGACATCGCAATTGCGGCGTTGGCAAAAGTTTTTCCACGCGCCTTGAATGGCCATGTTGGCCAGCACGTCGAGTTTGAAACGGTAGCCGCCTTTTTCTTTGACGTACTCACCGGCCTGCATTTTGAGTGTGTAGCCGTTCGGGCCGACGATGCCGTTTTTGACCAGGCTGGAGAAGCGCTTGCCGTGCTCGTCGTTACGCGTCCACAGGCGCGAGCGTTCGCGGATGATCTCTAGGCTGCTCTCCAAGAGCGAATTGATGGCGGTGGAGCCGCTGGCCCAGCCGCTGGCGATGCGGTCGGTGTTGGCAGCGGTGAAGTTGCGCCGGGGCAGGATGGGGCGGGCAAATGCCCCCGCGCGGGCGAGCTCCATCGCGGCTCGGAAGTCATTCAAGATGACTGAGCCGGGTGTTTTTAAAGGATTCATCGTGTGTGGCGGATGTAAAAGCGGTTGCCGGTGGCCTGGCCTGTGGCGCGGGCTTTCGCCTGCTCTTCTTGGTGCACCTCTTGCTCCCAAAACCGGATGTCGGTGATGATGTCGGCGGCACTTTTGAATTCGCGCTCGCGATCGCCAATACGATAGCGACGGGTGTTGCCTTTGGAGATGGTCCACCCGCTGTAGGCGGTTTTCAGGTCTTCCAGGGTGCGCACGGCGAGGCTGCGGCTGTCATAGCCCGCAGCGATGGTGCGCGGATTGGGCTTGATGGTGATCGGGCCCTGGTCGATGGTGTAAGTTTCGCCCGCGCGCACCACCCAGCTCACCCAGCTGTAGGCACCGGCGGCCCAGGTCGCTGTGGTGTCCGGTACCGCTTGGCAGAGATGCTGATCTAAAGCGGCCGGGTCTTGCGCGGTCGTCAGATCGATCACTGCACCGCCTACAGCGAGTGGCGCCAGCCTGAATAAGAGCTGCCAGCCATCGGCTGCACTGTAGCCAGGGGTGCAGGTTGAAAAGTTGAGCGAATCGCCCGCAATGAGTGTTTGCTGCATATGTGTTAACCAATTCGTGAAGATGAGCGGCGACCGATCTGCGTGCCAATGCGCGCGCTGCTGGATAGTTGCAAGTCGGTACCGACGCGCTCTGCGCTGTCTTGCATCACCTCTAAACCGATACGATCAGCGCTGTCTTGCGTCACACTTAAGCCGATACGCTCTGCGCTGTCTTGCATCACCTCTAAACCGATACGATCAGCGCTGTCTTGCGTCACACTTAAGCCGATACGCTCTACGCTGTCTTGCATTAGCTCTAAGCCAATGCGCTCTACGCTGTCTTGCATTAGCTCTAAGCCAATGCGCTCTACGCTGTCTTGCATCACGCGCGGACCGATGCGCGTGCGGCCCAAAGTCGTGAAATCTAGGCTGCTGCCATCAAGCCCTGCCCAGGATCGGGGGTCAAACGATTCGCTGGAAAATGAGCGGTCATCCCACAAGGCTCGACCGGAACTTGTTCGGCTTGGTTCCGTCTCCGATGATGTTTTGCCCGTTAGTCCTGCGTACCTCGGAATAAATGGGTGTTATTTGCGCTAGCGTAAGTACCGCGTCCGCAACTTCTGGCGCATTCGGCGGCGCTGTATAACTGGCTGTGGCAAGGCGCGTGCTTATTGCTAGGTCAATGCGCCCCAATTCCGTGGTCAGCTCTGTCCGAACTGCGTCTGCGTTGGTAGACGCGCTAGGAATAGCCATCAATTGCGCCGACTCCGAACCCGTCAAGCCTGATACGCCCGTTTCCACTGTGAACGGTTCGCCGTTGTAGTCATTGTGGATGGTGTAGCTTGTGGGCGCGATGATAGTAGAGCCGTCCGACCGGAACAGTCGTACATTCACATCGGTGAAGACTAGCGCAGTGGTAGCGTTCACGTTATCAATTTGCATGCTTACTACATCTACATTGACTCGCAATGAGCTAGCAGCAAGTGCTGTCAGCGCGCCGTAAAAAGACCGAATGCCGATCTCTGTAGTCAGGGCATAGCTGTAATACGCACCAAGCCTGACTTTTTGCGTGAAGCCGTCAACGTCATTTGCATCAATCTGCAGATTGATGCCGTCTAGCGAGTACTCTGACACCGTAGCCCCATCAATCCCCCAAGCTGTATAAATGGTGTCCTCGGGCTGACTAAGTAAAAATGTCACGCCACCAGACGACCATACCGCCGTAGCTTCCGCTGCTATGCGGCCTTTCTTGCAGGCCCTCAAACGTACCGTATCGCCGACAGTCACACCGCTGCTGACAACAAAGCTGTACGCTGTGCCTGTCACAAACGCATTATTTAGCTCGGTGCTGGTGGTGACGTTGTAGAGCTGCACGCGGGTATCTGTCAGCACAGTGGCAGAGGCCGAAGAGGGGAATGTGGGCACAAAGACCGTGCCGCTGTCCGCAGTGTGGGCGGTAAAGTCCGGGTGCTGTGCCCCTGCGTTGGTGACTACGCGCACGCCTTTGAGCGAGGCCCCGGTATCACCGTAAACAACCCCGCGCACCGTCCTAAAAGCATCTCCGTTTTGCTGCACCAGATCGTGCCAGTCAAAAGCATTTTTGCCCTGGAAACTGCCGCCTGTCTCGAAGCTGTAGCGCAGCCAGCGCATGATGTCCGTGCCACTATTCCCCGCAGCGCTGTCCGTGATGGTGAGGCTAAAGGGCAAGCTGTTCCAAGTGGCTGGGCTTGCGCCGTGGTCGGTGATAGTGGGCGGGTTTGCCAGCGCCGGGTCTCCGACAGCCACCGAATTGGGAGAGGGCACCAGACCAACTACATAAAGTTGGTCTTCCAGCGTGCCATACAGTGTGACCGCGTTTGCCTCTGCCTGGTCATAACCCATCTCCTGTACCTTGAGTACGAGGTAGCCGCGATAATCAAAAACGCCGGTATCAAAAATCTGTATCAGCTCGTCCATGTTGCCAGAAGTAACCGCCGCGCTTGCCGTGGTGCCTCCGTCAGTTTGTTGATAACGCACTCGCGCGCCACTGGGTACGCCGCTGGTGAGTATCGCCGCCCAAGCCTTTTGCAGCACCCCGCTGCTATTGGTGTAGCGAAGGCCGTCGCGCGACAAGAAGGCGATGCTGGTGGCGCCATTGCTGAAAGCCCAACCATTACCCAATGTAAAGCTGTTGGGGCCATTCTGGGACAAGGGGAATGCCACGTTGGCCAGCGCCTCGCCTGTTGCATTGCCCAAATCAATCCATTGCTCAACCCAAAATGAATACCAGTTCTGCACAGTGCTGGGCGTGGTCAACTGGAATGTCTTGGTGCCTGGGTTTGTCGCTGGGTTTGAGCCTACCGTCGCAATTGCCGTAGTTCCGTACGTCAGCCCGCTAGACGCGCTGTAGGCTCGGTCAGCAACTTGCACCACCTGCGCATCTAACTGCCCGCCCACTGCCCCGGTAAGCGCTACACCTGTCACACGCTGCGGGAAATAACCAACTCTTTGGATTGTGTAATCCACCGTGATGGTACCTGCCGTGGCATCGTCAAACGCGAAAGTGCTGCCTGCTGTGGAGTTGTCGCCGAATAGCTTAGTTTGTGTGCCGGATGTGAACACCTGAATGGATGTACCTGCCACCAATCCGGTAAATGCTATGCCGCGCTCAAGCGTTGGCGAACTAATCGTAATACTGCCGCCCGCAGTGGTGGTACTGGTTGCAACACCGGCCGCGATCTCTACCGTGATGGCATTGGTCGCACTGTTGTTGTGTAGTTTGAGGGTATACCCGCTGTTTACTTTTACGCCCGTCAGAACGTAAGTGCCCGCACCACCACTACCCATTGCAATGTCGTAAGTGGCATTGTTTGCAAATGTGGCATCAAGACTCGTTGCATAGCTGCCCGCCGCGCCGGTGATTGCCACCCCTCCCGCAGTAGCGTTGCGCACGGTTCCGCGAGTGATTGTAGTTGCGGCCACAACCCCTACGGCAGCTTCGCCGCCGTCCCAAATGCAATCCGTGTAAGTGCCGTGAGCCGCCGAAAACTGGTTGTAACGCCAAAACTGTACACGGGCCAGTGTTGCCGTGCCGCTGCCTTGTAACACCCACTGCCACCACGCGGCTGACCCGATCGTGCCGTCGGACAAAGACAGCACGCAGGACGCAGATTGATTTATCAGTATTTGGCGGGTATTACTATTATCAAGCTGTACAAAAGGGCCTGTTGTTGCATACGCAGGGGATTTGTCAAACGTATTTGTAAACCCTAACGAAAAGTTGGATTCGGTGAAGTTCGTTGTGGTTGACCCATCACCGATGGAAAGCCCTAACTTGCTGGTAAAAACGCTTTGAACAGGCCCATTCAAATACCTTCTCAGCCGCGCAAAATGCTGACGGTCAATGACCGTAGCACCCTGCGCCCAGGCTGTCGTGTTAATGGTCGTAAAGGTTTCAGTGCCTGTAACCAGAATGGGGGCTTTTCTAACCACACACCGTAAATACATGTCTCGCCGAACCGCACTGGTCGTTAAAACACTAATCTCTACGGAGGTAATATTGCTCCATGAGATGCTGCCGGACAATATATCTGGCGTTCTGTTTTTGTGGATAGCCCACACTGGCGCTAAGTCACCATCTCTTGTAATAAACGACTGTATATAGCCCTCGCCGTTACCTGACGAATAGCCCGGAATACTCCCGCCGTTGATATTAAAGCCAGCGTAATTTCCCGAACCGTCAACCCAGACAATCCGAAATCCACCGCTGGCGACCGTAGCGACGTTGGTGGCGGTGTCAAAGATTTGAAACCCCGCACCAAATCCAACGTAATCAGAAGAAAAATCCAGCGCACTGGGGAAAGTAATACGGCATCCGTAGCGACCGGCTGCTGGAGCGGGGTTCAGATCAAACCCAGAACCGCCCTCCCTAGCAAGGATGAGACTGGGTGCTACGGTGCCTTCGATCAGCGGCGCAGTCGGTGTTACCGTCCCTCCGGCCCACAAACTGGTCACATTCATTGAGACTGTCATGCCCAGCTCCCAGTCTTAGTCGCGGGGCCAACGTAGACTTCGGTGATTGTTCTGGTTATGGTCATTTTAATAACGATTGACAAACCCGCGACGCGGGCGTTTCATCGGTGGTAATTCTTGGACTCGTGCGAAGTCTTTGAGGGACTGCTGCACGAGCGCATCAGAGTCTTTTTTGGGCTCTGATGCGGGTGGTTTTTGTGCAGATGTCTGCACGGTTTCGGCTGTAGGGGCCTCTGCAACTGCTGCATCGAGCAAGTCGCCCTGTCGCGCCATGGCAAAGACGCGCTCACGATCTTTGAAGACTGATTCCGCATGTCGACCTTGCATGGCGTACAAATAAGCTGCATAGGCCAGCACTTCGCAATCCCAGTCCTCGTTACGTTCATTCGTGGTGTGTTGCCACACCATCAGCTTCTTGCCGTCTTTCTTTTGCTTTGTCAGCACGCGATTTTCAGATCGCATTTGCTTGTGGTAGTCGCTGCCAAAATCAATTGGCACGTGAAATACACCAGCACCGGGGAGGCGCTTACCCGTGGCGATGCCTAAACGCAGGCGCGCATCGATCGTGTTCTTGATCGCTTGCGTGCCGATGTAGCGGATGGTCACACCACCGGGCACTTCGCGGCCTTGCCAATTGAAATCCACATTGCGCGGCTTGCCCAGGGGCGGCGCGTGATAGTCTTTGGCGCCAAAGCTGGCCAGCCAATGCTTGCCCTCTAGCGCAGCCTGCCGCGCGAAGGCTTTGACATACTCGGTGCGGTGGCCACCCGCATCAATAAAGGCCGCATCTACGCGCATCACTTGGCCGCTGGCATGCTTGATGGATGCCTCCAGGACTTCGCGCAGCTTTTGCCATACCTCGGGCTGTGAGGTGTCGCCGTAGAGCTGGCCCCGGGCGATGCCCCAGCTTTCTTCACCCCGCCCGTAGGCGCGTATCACGTACTGCAGCCAGGTGTCTTGCGTGTCAACGCCTGCCAGGCAGACCAGACCGCCGGGCGGGCAGGTCCACATGGCGTACTGCTCGGCCAGCTTGTCGAGCTGGGCGGCGCTGAGCTGGTTGCTTTGCTTGTAGCTGTAGGGCAGGCCCTTGACGTTGTTACAAAATGACTTGGCTTTGTCTTCATCGTCTCCAATGTCGAGATAGTCCATCACCAGCTTAGGCCACGGTGCCCAGCCGATCGGCGCTATCAAGCTGCCACCGTGCCAGCTGGCCACGCCTGGCGTGCCCTTTTCGGTAGCCTCCCAGTAGGCCAAGCCTTCCGCTTTGCATTCGGCCTCGGTCATACCCGGGCGGCGGGCATAGTTGCGAAGTTTCCATTCGCCTTCGGTGTGCAGCGCGCCGCAATCAGCGCCCTCGCACTGATAGCGCACGCTGTCAGAGGTCTCTTCAGGATCTTCGCTGCTGATCCACTTCATTTGCTCCCAGCGCAGCACCTGCGCATGCCCGCAGCTGGGGCAAAACAGATGCCAGCGCCGCCGGTCGCCGCGCTTGAATTCGCGCTCAATGTGGCTGGCGCTTTCGATGGTGGGTGAGCTGTCCCCGAACATCTTGGCACGGCGGCCAAAGTTGCGGATACGGGCGCGCAGACCATCAAAGAAGCTGCCCTGCCCGTCGACATCCCAGGGGATCTCGTCGGGCTCTTCCACTTTCACGTATCGATACGTGGTGGACTTCGGCATCGCCTTGGAGCCGATGAGCCGCATCATCCCGCCGCTGAATTTCTTACGCAGCTTGGTGTTGTCTGCGCCCTTGATGTTGGAGTCGCGGATCAGGCGGCGCAGCGGCTTGCAGCTGTCGCGCATCGGCGTGAATCGCGTCAACTCCCACGTTTTGGCATTCTCAAGTCCGTCAAAGGCCACCAGGATGTTGCCAGCTGCGGTGCTGATCCAGGAGCCGATGAGGTTCTCACCGCCAACTGAGCCGCCGAGCTGCGTCCCCTTCATGAACCAACCCTCAATAAAACTCGAGGTGGCAGACATGGTGCGCATGATGTCGATCATGTACGGCGTACGCTCAGGCCGGTAGGGGCCAGGCTCAATCGCATCGGCCGGCATTACGCGATTCTCACGCGCCCATTCATCGGCTGCAATTTTTGGATCAGGCCGCAGTCCGCGTGCCATCGCGCGCGCCAGCCTAAACTTTGGGCTCATTTAATCGCCTTGGTTTATTACCCCCTCATCGTCATCATCAGACTGCGGGTTGAGGATTGCGTCGACAGTGACTGTGGCCAGCGCGGCATCAATCTCTTCATCGATCAACTTCGCGCACTCATGCGGGTCTTTCAGTTCGGCCAACATGGCACCGTTGCGCACGCCGATGTTGCGCAGCGCATCGCGCAGGATGCGCAGGCTGGTGCTGGCCAGCTCGACGGCATCGTCGACACTGATGACCCGCCCCTTGCGCTCATCCAGCTCCATCTGAGCCAGCTCGACCGCAATGCGCTCACGCTCCGTACGCTGCACCCTGTAGGCAATCTTGCCTTGCTCATCTTCGCCAGCAGCATCCGCGCTGCCTGGTGCGCCATCGTCATCGGGCGGCGTATCTGCTGCGGGCGGGGGTGTATTCGTTTCAGCTTCGGGCTGCGGGCCTGATGAAAACAGCAGCGAGCGCTTCGTCTCATCGGTATTACGCACCCAGAGCAAATCAGCCTTGTCGCTGTCGATCTTTGGAAACTTTTGGCCAGGCACCGGCACTACGGCATCGATGATGCGCCCGTCAGCGATCGCCTTTTGCACAGCACGCAGCACGCAGCCACGGTGCTCAGCATATTTTCGGTAAGACATCAGAGCCATAAAGCTACTCAAAACAGCAAAAACGACTACCGAAAAACATCATAAATTGACGACTGACTACCACACTACACCTCAATGACTACCCAACCCAAACGCCCAAAACCACCTCGATGTCGAGGCTCGAATTACT